TTCCACGGTAATAATATTTTTAATCTTTTCACTCCAATCTTCGTGAGCTGGCATTACAAAAGAATATATATCTTCGGTAAAAATGGTATGTTTCTCAATGTTAATCATCTATCTTTCTGTTTCATAATTCTCCTCGTTCCATACCATATTATACAGTATATGATGGGATAAGTCAAGTACTTAACTTATCCCATTTACCAGGGATAATGAAAGATTTTTCATTACATGATTTCTTGCTATATATATGAAATATGCTAAAATGTCAGTAAATAGAACAAAGGGTACCCCACTTTAATGGCCGAAGCTATAAAATCATTTGGATATGGAACATCATCATTTGCTGAATACGCTTTTTCAGGAGGAGACCTATCCGCTTATACAATAGCCACAGGAAGCGCATTAGCTGCTTCTATTGGCAGCCTAACTATTACTGGAACAGCTTCTTTTACACCTACAGGAAGTGTGGCTACATCCAGCGTAGGATCTGTCACAACCTATCCTGGTCCAGAATCCAATGATACGGCCTTCGGTGAGGTAGCATTTTCTGAAGATTCTTTTGCAGGTTCTAATGTAAGTTTATACTTTACAGTTACAGGATCTGGTATGACTTCCACTGCCGGAAGTGTGGCATCAGTCACGGGAACAGCCAATATAACCCCTACTGGATCTACGGGAACTTTCTCCATAGGTAATGCGGTTATAGGAATTGGGGTTCCTGTCACTGGTTCATCAGCTACATTCTCTGTGAGTGATATTACCATTGACATTGGAGCAACAGCCTTCCCAACAGGAAGCGCGGCAACATTTTCAACAGGAACCTTACTTATAGAGATTGGCGTTGACGCTACTGGATCAGCGATTACATCCAGCGTTGGCTCCGTAACTACTTATAGAGGGGCGGAAACTAACGATACAGCATTCGCTGAAGATGCATGGGCAGCACAGCCTTTCGCCGGATCCAACCAAAGTACCTATGTCACTCCTGGCGGAAATGCAGGCACATTCTCCATAGGATCCTTGACAATTACGGGCACAGGTAATATAACACCTACTGGTTCTGCTGGAACTTTCAGTATTGGCGATGTTGTCATTGCGTCTGTTTATGATGTAACTGGAAATGAAGCGACATTCAGTGAAGGAGATGTAACTGCCACTGGTGGTGCTACTGTAATACCTACGGGATCAGTTGGCACATTCAGCATTGGAGCAGTGGTAATAGAAATTGGTGTTCCAGTGACTGGATCGGAAGCGACATTCAGCATAGGTAATACCACCGTTCTTGCCGGTGCAATAGTGACCCCAACTGGATCAGTTGCTACATTTAGCACAGGAACAGTAAATTTGAGTATATGGAATGAAGTGGATAACAGTGTTACTAACACGTGGACAGAAGTAGCAAAAACTTAAGGAGGATGCATGGCTGATTCGACAATATTAAATCTTGACCTTCAGGCGACTGGCGCTAACGCCGGCACGTGGGGAACGGTCACTAATGAAAATCTGGAGAAAGTAGAAAAAGGAATAAAGGGATATAAGGCTGTTGATGTTGCGGGAAGCGGCACTACCAGCTTGACGGTCTCGAGTGGAACGTCCGGCACAAGTGACGAACAAAGCAGGGCCTCCCTTAAATTTACTGGAACACTCACGGGGAACAAGGCCGTTGAATGCGAGGCCGTGGAAACGTGGTACTTCATTGATGACGCTACCGATCGTGGTGCTGGACCATACACTCTTTCCTTTGGGCCGGCTGGTGGAACGCCAGTTGATCTCCTTACAGTTACAGGATCAAAATATATTATTTATACGGACGGAACGACGGCGTTTGACGTTCTTGCTGACGCAGGAAACATCGCGGCTGGCGGAACACTGGCTGCTTCCGGGGACGTTAGTTTTGATGGTGGCTCATTTACCTTTAACACATCTGAAGCTGATTTGAATGCGCGTTTTGCGGGCGATACAGAAACGAACCTTCTTTTTGTGGATGCAGGCACTGACCGTGTAGGAATTAAGACTGGAGCTCCTGACGCGGATTTGGAAGTGGCTGGAACGTGCAAGGTAACAGGAAATGTTAATCTTGACGGAGGCACACTTATCTTTAATGATAGTCAACAGGACCGAGACGCTAGATTTGAAGGGGATACCGAAGAGTTTCTTTTAATGGTCGATGCAGGAGAGGATCGCGTAGGCATAAAAACAGAGACACCAGCGGCTGATTTAGAGGTGGCTGGAACGATGAAAGTCACGGGCGCAGTTGATCTGGACGGTGGTGCATTTACATGGAATGATACAGGAGCCGCCTTGGATTTAAGGATGGAGTCAGATGACTTGGAAAACCTTTTCGTATTGGACGGGTCGGAAGACATGATAGGAATTGGAACTGCGGCACCAGCCGGCGGCCGTATGGAAATTAACCAGACCGTCACGGATGGGGCAATAGCATGTCTAGCATTGGATCAGGATGACGACGATAAACAATTTATTTATTTTGACGGGACAACAGCCACCGATAGTACAACAAATGTTTCTACTTCAACTGCAACAGATGGTACTAAAAACGGCGCCATTTTAGTGAATGTTAATGGAATAGGTGCTTGTTGGATTAGAGTGTATACATCAGCAGTATAGGAGTTTAAATGCCACTTATTAAGATGCCATTTCAGCCCGGCGTTAATAAACAAGTAACAGAATACGGAGCCGAGGGAACATGGTTCGATTCAGACAACATGCGATTTCGCTACGGTCTTCCCGAGAAGATTGGAGGATGGGACAAGGTGACGAGTGACGCATTGCTGGGTGCCACGCGTGGAATCGTGACATGGTTCTCGCTGGACGGTGACCAGTACTCCATCGTAGGAACAAATAAGAAGCTTTATCTCTTCGCGCAGGGGGCGTGGTATGACATCACCCCAACCCGTGCGACCGGGACAGGAAACATTACAGGATTTGAAACTGATTCAACAACTTCCGTAAAGATCACAGATGCGGCACATGGAGCTATTGAAGGAGATTTTGTAACGATTGACACCGTGTCCGGAGCAGTCAATGGAATTCCCGCCGCTGATCTTGAAGGAGAATTTGAAATTCAATCCGTAACATCTACAAGCGTATACACCATCATTGCCAAATCTGCCGCTACAAGCACTGGTGCGGTGGTTGCTACTGCAAATGCCACTTATGAAATAAATACTACTCCAGCCACTTCCGTTCTAGGATATGGATGGGGAACAGGACCATGGAGTGGCGTTTTAGGAGGGCCTGGATGGGGAACATCACGTTCAACCCTGGCTGCTCCTAACAGCGTTCAACTGGATTCCGGTAAATGGTCACTGGATACATGGGGCGAAGACGCCCTCTGCCAGTACCTCAACGGCAAGCTTTACTACTGGGATACGTCAGGGGGACTTTCTGATCCCATGACTAACATCGCGACCAACACGACAGTTTCAAACGCACCTACTAAAAGTAGAGGCATGCTTGTTTCAGGAACGGATCGTTTCATTGTTCTTTTCGGGACGGAAACGACCATAGGAGACGATTCCACGCAGGATGACATGTTCATTCGGTGGTGCGCACAGGATGACGTTAATATATGGGAGCCTACTGCGACAAACACGGCGGGCTCACAGCGATTGACGGACGGAAGCAGGATTATTTCCGCCAAACGTTCGCGTGGCGCTGTTTTGATCTGGTCGGATACGGCCATGTACCAAATGCAACTGATTGGGGCTCCGTTCATTTTCGGATTTTCACAGTTAGGTTCCCATTGCGGAACCGTAGGGCTGCATGCGGCCATCGACATTAACGGCGTGGCTTACTGGATGGGCCGTGATTCTTTCTTCAAGTTTGACGGTACCGTGCTTAAAATTCCATGCTCCGTGGAGGATTATGTATTCACGGACATTGACGAGGCGAACCAGAAGGATGTTTTTGCGGCAGCCAACGGTGAATTCAACGAGGTTACGTGGTTTTATCCCACAAACGGGGCGTCACAAGTTGACCGTTGCGTGACCTACAACATAAAGGAAGACGTGTGGCAAGTGGGTACTCTTGCTAGAACAAGCTGGGCTGATAAGGGAGTTTATAATTTTCCTTACGCGACAACTTACGCGCCGACGGACACGGCCTCCACGATCACGACCATAACAGGACTTACTGCGGGAAGAACTTACATGTACGCACAGGAGAAAGGAAACAACGCGGACGGTTCAGCGATGACCTCTTACGTGGAGTCAGGAGAATTTGTCATTCCGCAGGCAGGGGAAAACCTCATGTCAATCAAAAGATTCATTCCGGACTTTAAGAACCTTTCAGGAACGGTGAATGTTTCACTGAAGTTCAGGGACTATCCAACATCAACGCAAAGGACTAACGGCCCTTTTGCCGTGACAACATCAACAAATAAAATTGACACGCGTGCGCGAGGACGACAGGGGGCGATACGAATAGAAAGTTCCGCCCTTGATACGGCGTGGAGATTCGGAACCTACCGTGCGGACATAAGACCAGGAGGATTAAGATAATGGCGCAGATAACTTTACCGCGTCTGCCGCAGGCGCCACAGGAATATGACGCGTCTCAAATTAATTCCTTGATCAATACATTGGACTTGTTAATTCAACTTTTAAATTCATCGTACACTCCGGAGCAACTGCGATCGGAGGACGAAGCGTTGACTTGGTTCATGGCTGACTGATGGGGCAGCTGTTTACAAACGCTGTCCAGGTCTTGGGATCAGTCGGGGACAATGACGTTTACACTGTTCCGGACACGAAGACGGCG